AGAAGGAGAAAGAGTACGAATAATCTTAAAATTATTTTTACCTTTAGGTGAATCTACTTCAAAATCTAATTCAATATGTGTCTTACCGTTAGTTAAGTTATTAGGTATAAGATCTTTCTTGAGTTCACGTAAAGTCTCACCAAAAATAGCAAAATATAGCGCATCAGCTATAGTACTCTTACCAATAGCATTTCTTCTATCGGGTTTATCTTTATTTTTACCAGTAATAACATGAAGTCCTTTACTAAACTCTATAGTTACCGGATCTTCACCAACAGATAAAAAATTTACAATGCTAAGCTTTTTAAATTCTACTCTTTTCATACAATCCTAGAGTGTATCCTATTATCTCTTTTTTATTCTTGATATCAAGTAAATTCACAAACTCTTCAATAGCTTGAGGTATATCAATACCAGACAAATCTTCTTTATCAGCACTATCATCCATTAATCTATTAAAATTAATATCATAATCTACTGTTAATACTTCTGGTTTAAGTAAAGTCAGCTTCTTGATAAGAATATCCATATCAGCTTGCGATATATTCATATCAACCTTTAATTTGGTAATATTACCAGCAAAATCATCTATTACTTTCTTAGTAATAGTCTTTTCTTTTACTAATTCACTTAATGAAATTTTCTTATATGTAGGGGATATATTATTATATGTAAAATCATACTCTAAAGTATCTAAATCTAGAATATAATAGCCCTTTCTATTACCGGCATCACCGAAATCCATTTGAAAAGGGTTACCTACATATAAGATAGTGCCTTTACCATACTTCTTTTCATGTCTAGTATGAAAATGACCAGATATAATTAACGGACTCTTTTTAAGTAAGTCTTTAACCTTAAGTCCCTCTTCACATACCTTGTATGTATTCATCTTGAAAGTTTCTATCTCAAAATGACCAAAGATAACATCACTTTCAGGAATATCTTTTACTTTAGTATTCCAAGGACAAAAGGTAATAGTACGATCGAACGCTTCTATTGTATCATGTCTATCTAAAATCGTTACATTCTTACGTTTTTTGAAGATAGACAAAGAATTAACATCAGTTCGATGCTTATAGTATATATCATGATTACCAGTAATAGCGATAATATTAAAATCACATAATATATCTAATATATCTGCAGATACCTGCAGAGTATTAACTGATATTTCACTTCTATTATGGTGCCAATCACCACAAAAGATTATATCCTTGATATTTTTCCGTTTACACTCCTCTTTAAACCAGTGAGCCCATTCGATAGCATAATTATGCCAATCAGAACTGTTTGTATGAACACCTAGATGAAGATCTGAAAAAATAGCAACTCTTGGTTTACTAACTTTCAAAGGTATTCTCTTCGTCTATTGGTTTAACGTATACATGCCCATGGGTATTGGTTGGATCAGACATATAATCCTCATAAACTCTCTCTTTATACTTAGTAACTGCTTCATGATGCTTTTTTTCTTTCTTAATTCTATTAATAAAAGCGTGATATGCTATAGTAGTAAAATATGAAAAGGGATTAGTAGCCTTGTCAAAATTAAACTTCTTATATTTTAAAGCTGAATACATTTTAATTAATGCATCTCCTATCATATCATCTTTATATGTGTAATTGATAAAAGAGGCATTATAACTTAGACCATAAGCAATCTTTTTAATGTTTTCAGCCAGATCATCTGTTAAAATATCAGTATCGTAGTACTTACGTAGCGAATCTTTAAAGACTTTCGGCTCTATATAATATGGTTTTTTCTCTTTCGCGGCCATTATATTACATTATAATGTATGTTTATTATTTTTCAAGAATAATACTTTGGGTATACTTGATCTTTTCTTTTTCGTATATATCTTTCCTCTTTTCACTATGACGCAGTCCATATCTTAACTTATCACATATATCGAATATTATTAACTTGTTCTTACTAGCATGCTTACGTAATCCACGACCGACTGACTGAACAGTCCGAATAAACGACTTTCCTCCAGCAGCAAATATAATATTATGTAAGTTCTTAATATTAACTCCTGTAGAGAAGATAGAGCTCATAGCTATACATATAACATTACTATCTTTCTCCATTATTTTTTTAATTTTATCACGTTCTTCTACTTCTACCTCACCTCTGATAAAATAAACCTGCTTTTCTTTACTATTTTTTAAATATTCTTCTAATTCTAACCCATGTTTGATATGATTTACTAAAACTAATGTATTATTATCTAGTTTCCTACATAATTTTGATAAAAAAGTATTTCTAAATGGACTTTCATATATAAAATCCAATTCCTCTCTGTATTTATCGTCAGAAAGATACCGTGGAGGTACTTTATACGCTAAGTTTAACACCTTTACATTAACATTAGCCAAATAATCCTCTAATCTTAACTCATAACTTGTTTTTTCATATATAACTGGCCCTAGTTTACCTATAATTGACCACTTATCTAAGTTGTTTTCAGGTAAAGTACCAGTGAATCCATACTTATTATGTGTTTTGATCTTAGATACTATCTTACTAACCTTGTTTGTTGCTTTTATCTTATGACATTCATCAACTATTAGTAGATCTATATACTTTAACCAATCATTATTGTCAAATTGACTCTGTATAATACCTATATTACATATAATAACATTAGAAGTTAGATCCGGTTTGTTTTTTCCCGTCCATTTGGTCATTTTAAATGTAGTACCTACATCATTAAACTCTTCATACGTTTGTGATACTAATCCTAAGTCGGGTACTAGTACCATACACTTGAAAGTATCTTTATCTGGACAATTTTGAAAGTAATTTTCAATAAGTGCAGCAGTAGTTAACGTCTTACCAGCTCCTGTACCTAATACACAAGTACCTCTACCTATTTTTAAGGCTTTCTTAATTACTTCTTCTTGGTATTCTCTTAACTCTAATGTAAATTTCTTATAAAGTTCTATATCCCTACCTACATCTAATACTTTTTGTAGTTTATCAGTAATATTAACATCAACTTTTATTTGTTCTTTAATAAGATACTGTCTTATATCCCAATATAACCCTAATTCACAAGCACCTGTACCAGTTATAGCGTATTTTCTACGAGCTGCAAACCTACCTCTATATCTAGCAAATCTCGCACCATCGTTTTCAACACTAAAATGCTCTCTTATCTTATCAAACAGAGAACTATCCTCTGTTTTTATTAACAGCTTTCTATTGCTTGTATTATAATCAAAAGTTAACATTAGAGCTGCTCCATTTTATTGATATCAATAATATTTTTAATCTCCCAATGCATTTGACCCATAATCTTCTCCACTTTTTCTAAGTATTCGATAATAGAATCTTGTTCAGATATAGAATCATTAAGCTTACTAACTGAATCATGTCTTTCTGCAGCAGATTCTGCAGCTGATTGACTAATTTTTACTGGTGAATCAATAATTACCTTTTTAACCAATTCCTTTTTAAGTTGTTTTTTGTTTCTAATAAAGGAGTTACGATTAATCTTTGCATCCATTAAACGAGCAACCCAGAAATGCTTCTTAGCTGGTAACCTCATTTGAGATTCTTTAATATTGAAATCATCTAAATATAAATCTTTAGTAATTTCTTCAATATACTTCTTTAGCAATTCCATCTATATATTATAAATATATATAGAATGGAATCAATAGGTAAATTCGAGAAAATCTTTCATAAGTTACTTGAGAGTAACACTGCAGGTGACGGTGGCTCTTTAGGAGATACAGCGGCTGTGTATGATCCTGCAGCGGGTAGAATATCTTCTAATGATGATGCTTATGCACCGGGAGACGCCAGGCGACCTAAAGTATTAGGTAAGGTAGTATCAAGGACTGGTACTGTAGGCGGTAAGAAAAAGAAAAAAAAGAAAGAAGTTGATGGTCTAGACGGTTTATATTTATCTGGCGAGGATGAAGAGACATTACCTGAAGAGGATGCTGAGAAAAAGAAAGCAGATAGATGTAAACGTAAAGCTGATTCTGTTTATGGTAAGAAGACTTCTGCATATAAGTCGGGAGCTATAGTAAGATGTCGTAAGGGTAAAATTTGGAAAAAGAAATGACACAAAAAGAATTATTAGAGGCTAGTGACTCACTTAGACAGTGGTTTAAGCGCGGTGGTACCGATCCGAAGACAGGTAAAAAGTTTAAAGGGTGGGTAAATTGTAAGACGGGAGGACCATGTGGTCGTAAGTCTAAAAAATCTGGTGGTAGTTACCCTGCGTGTAGACCTACTAAAGCAGCGTGTAAAAAGATTAAAGGTAGAATGTATAAAAAGAAAAGTTCTAAGCGTGTTAACTGGAAGAAAAGTGAAAATGCAGAGGATGTGCATAAGCCTGTCAAGCCTGGTATACTTAAAAATAGGTTAGGTAAGCTTTCATGTAGTAAAGTACGTGGAGCTAAAGGTAAGCTTAAAAATAAAGGTACCCATTACGCTAAAGCCCTTCAACGTTATTTAAATTACCACTGTTAAGCATAAATACTGTTATGGAATTTGATGATTTAGTTGACGTCTACTTGGAAAAATACGTTAATGAAGATAAAAAAGGTCTTACAGGTCTAGCTTTACTTGCTCAACAAGAGCAGGGTGAAAAGGTGGGTAGAGATGGTAGAGGATTAGGTCCAGATTCAAGAGAAGATGAGAAAGAGGATGAGACTCCAGAAGAAGATGCAGAGTATAGAGGGCGTAAGGTAAAGCTTAACAAACCTACGAGAGGAGACGTTAAGAAATTTAAAGTGTATGTTAAGGACCCTAAATCAGGTAATGTAAAGAAGGTAAACTTCGGTCATGGAGGTACTTCTGCTAAAAGAAAAGGTGAAAAGACGATGAAAATTCGTAAGAGTAATCCAAAAGCTCGTAAATCTTTCAGAGCTAGACATAATTGCGATAATCCTGGTCCAAAAACAAAAGCTAGGTATTGGTCTTGTAGGAAGTGGTAGATTTAGGTCATTGGGAGGGGGTTCTAGAAGAAAACGCTGACCTACCTTACGGGTTCATTTATAAGATAACTAATCTTACTAATGATAAGAAATATATTGGTAAGAAACAATGTCAATCTATTAGAAAGCGTCCACCTTTGAAGGGTAAGAAGAATAAACGCCATGAAAAAATAGAAACAGATTGGAAGACCTAC